GCCTGACCGGGTTCAACGGCACCTACACCGTCACCGCATGCCCCGAACACCTGTTCCTCGGCGTCAACGAATACGGCGACTACGTCTACGACCCCGCGATCATCATCCTCAACCAGATCGCATTCGACCTCACCACCGCCGACCTCGAACGCCAACCCGCAGCCGGCACCATCACCTACACACCAACCTGCACATGGATCACCGCAGGCGACGTCGAAGACTGGCTCGGCTTCACCGTCACACCCGCCACAGCTGACGCCGACCTCCTCACCATGGCCGTCGGCGCAGCCAACCAATTCGCATGGCGCCGCCGCCTCGAAGCCGGCTACCAAGACAGCCTCACCACCGTCCCAAGCCTCGACGTCAAACTCGGCACCGTCATGTACGGCGGCTACCTCTACCGGCAACGCGGCAGCATCGACCAATACGCCAGCTTCGACCCACTCGCCACCGGCGCACCCGTCGGCGGCAGCTTCGGCGACATCATGCGCCTCCTCGGCATCAACCGACCCGCGGTCGCCTAATGGCCGACGAACTCAACGCAGGATTCGACGCCCTCGTCACCAAACTCGGCACCATCTCCAACCTGCCGGTCACAGTGTCCAGCGACCCACGCAACATCAACCCGCCATGCGTCTACGTCGACGCCCCCACATTCCTCATGCCCACCAACGTCATCGCCGAAATGCAATTCTCCGTCAAAATCATCACCAACGGACCCGGCGACCGCAAAGCCCTCCAAAAACTCCTCGAACTCGCCGACAAAATCCGCGCAGCCAAAATCGGACTCATCGACGGCCGCCCCACCGTCGTCACCATCGGCGGAGGCGAATACGCCGCCTACGACCTCACCATCCACACCAAAGTCGCACCATGAGCTACCGCGTCATCCGCCCATTCGGAGCACACCAACCCAACGACCTCATCACCGGCGACGGCTACAACCTCACCTACCTCATCGCCAACGGCATGATCGAACTCGCCGACGCGCAACCTGCCACCACAAACCCCGCCAAGGCTGCTAGAACTACTACCAAGAAACGGAAGGACTAACCATGGCCACAGTCACCTACCTCTCCAACCCCGTCGTCACCATCGGCGCCGCATCCGGCTCAGCCGTCGACCTCACCGACCAGTGCAAGTCCGCCGTACTGACCCAGAACGTCGAGGCGCTCGAATCCACCGCATTCGGATCCAACGGCCGCCGCTACGTCGCTGGACTGCAAAACCACCAGTGCGTCCTCACGTTCCTCATGAGCTACGCAACCAGCGAAACCTACGCCACGTTGCAGCCACTCGTCGGAACACAGTGCTACGTCAGCGTCAAACCCACCAGCGGCGTCGACTCCGCCACCAACCCCAAGTTCGAGCTCGCCGAAACATACTTCGAAGCCCTCGACATCGTGAACGCCACCATCGGCGAACTCTCCGAAGTCCAGATCACGTTGCAGGGTGGAGCCCTCACCATCGACACCACCAACCCGTGATCTAACCCAAGCAAGGAGCAGCAGCCATGCAACTCACGATCAAAGTCGAATACCGCCATCCCTCAGGCCAACCAATCACCGAACTCGCCGCCATCACCCTCGCGGACTACGCCGCATGGGAACGACGCACCGGCAAAGTCGTCCAACAGCTACAAGCCGGCATGGGAATCAACGACCTGCTATTCCTCGCATGGAACAGGCTCACCAAAACCAAAAAAGAAAACCGCGACTACGACACATGGATCGAATCAGTCGACCAAATCGAAGTCGAAGGCTTGGAGGCCGCAAACCCTACGGAGCCGGCAGCATCAGACGCCAACTAGCCACACTGCTGCTGGAAGTGGGCTGGTGGCCCCCACACATCGAATTCGACAACAAAGACCTCGCCACCGTCCTACTATTGGCTGAGAAACGAAACAAAAAGGCCCGAGGACGATGACCACACAAATCCAAATCATCGGCCTCAAAGAAACCCTCAAAGAACTCAACCGCATCGAACCCGAACTCCGCAAAGACTTCAACAAACGCGGCCGCGACATCCTCACCCCCATCGTCAACGACGCCAAAACCAACATCCCTACCCTCCCCCTTTCTGGCTTCGCCCGCAGCTGGCGCAAAGGCGAAATCACCCCATGGGACCAATCCAAAGTCCGCCGATCCATCGCCACCAAAATCGACACACGGCGTAACGCCGTCGCCGTTCTCAAAGTCACCATGAAATCCGCAGCCGGCTCTGTCTTCGACATGGCAGGCCGACGCCGCGCCAACCCACTCGCCACACAACTCAATCGCTACGGATTAGCCAGCCGCGTCATGTGGGCCGCATACAATAGGCACCAAGACACAATCGAAAAAGGCATCCAAGAGCTCGCCAACGACCTCACCGAAGCCGTCAACCGAAGGCTGGTCCGCTAATGGCCGTCACAATCCCCATCATTAGCGAATTCGACGGCAAAGGCATCAACCGCGCCATCGCCGAATTCAAACAACTCGAAACCACCGGCGAAAAAGCCCAATACGCACTACGCAAAGCCGCCCTCCCCGCAGCTGCCGCACTCACTGGACTCGCCGCAGCCGCCACCATCGCCACCAAAGCCGCAGCCGAAGACGCCAAAGCCCAAGAACTCCTTGCGCTCGCCCTACGCAATTCGACAGGCGCCACCGACGCCCAGATCGCCGCCAACGAAAAATACATCGCCACCACCGAACGCGCAGCCGCCGTCTCAGACGACCAACTCCGCCCAGCCCTCGGCAACCTCGTCCGCGCCACCGGCGACGTCACCCAATCCCAACAGCTCCTCAACCTCGCACTCGACATCTCAGCCGCCACCGGCCGCGACCTCGAATCCGTCTCCATCGCCCTCGCCAAAGCCAGCCAAGGCCAAGCCACCGCCCTCCAACGCCTCGGCGTACCCCTCGACGAAGCCGCCGTCAAAACCAAAGACTTCGAAGCCATCGTCAGCACCCTCACCGACACATTCAGCGGCGCCGCAGCCGCAGCCGCCGACACATTCGAAGGCCGCATGCGCCGCGTCAACATCGCCATCGACAACACCAAAGAAAACATCGGCAACGCACTCATCCCAATCCTTGAACGGCTCATCCCGGTCATCGACAAAGCGGCGCTGTTCATGCAAAACAACACCGACATCATCGTCAAAGCCGCCGCAGCCATCGCCACATTCGCCGCCGCAATCCTCGCCGCCAACGCCGGCATGAAGGTCTACAACGCCACCATGCTCATCGTCAACGGCACCACCGCCCTACTCACAGGCACCACACTTACCAGCTCAGCCGCCCTAGGCACCATGGCCACGAAACTCAGCTTCGTCGCCGTCGCAGCCATCGCCGTCGTCGAATCATTCCGCAACCTCGCCGCAGACGGCGGCTTCGCATTCAAAGGACTCGCCAACGCCGCCGTCGACTTCACCAACCTGATCCTCGCCGCATTCGAAAAACTGGCCGAAGGCGTCAACTACGTCATCAACTCAATCATCCGCGCCTACAACCTGCTCAACCCATTCAAAGACATCCCACTACTACCCACCGACATCAACATCGGCCGCATCGGCACCCCATTCGACATCAACGGCCCCAGCCGCCGATCTAACGTCCCCGACCGCCTCGAAGCCATCCCGGCACTACCACGACCCGGCACATCGCTACCGCTGCCCGACCTCACCACCATCGCCCCAACAGGCGGCGCCGGCGGAGGAGGCGGCGGCGGAGCTGGCGCACTCGGCGGCACCACCGCAATTGTCCAACCCATCGACTACACCGCATTCGGCCAAACCGAATCTGCCCGCCTCGCCGACATCGCGCTCCTTGACGTACAACCATCCATCAACGTCACCGTCAACACCGTCACCGCACCCCAAGACCTCGGCCAAACCATCGTCGACGCCCTCATCCAATACAACCGATCCAGCGGCCCAATCGACATCCTCGTCACATGAGCGCCGTAGTCCAATCCGGCAACTACACCCTCGAACTCGACACCGGCTTCGACGTCGGCAGCTTCCGCCTAGACGACACCACCAAAGGCGTCCTCGACAACAGCACCTACCTCCTCGGACCCACCACCCAATACGCCGACATCACCGACAACATCACCCAAATCGTCTACCGACGCGGCCGACGCAAACCCAACGACCAGCTCGGCGCCGGCACCCTCACATTCGTCATGCGCGACGAAACCGGCATCCTCGGCCCATTCGACTCCACCAGCCCCTACTACGACCCCGCCAACAACCAACCCGGACTCGCCCCCATGCGATCCATGCGCCTCAAACGCGACACCGAATACCTTTTCGTCGGCACCGTCCTCAGCTACCAATACGACTTCGCCAAAGCAGGCCCCAACACCGTCATCGTCCAATGCGCCGACGACTTCTACAAACTCGCCCAAACCAACCTCCAAGAATGGAACGTCACCGCCCAAACCAGCAGCGAACGCATCACCAGCCTCCTCGCCCTCCCCGAAGTCGACTACACCGGCACCACCAACATCGCCACCGGCACCGTCAACCTCGGCCACGACTCCGCCTACACCGTCACAGCCGGCACCAACACCCTCGGCTACCTCAACCAAATCAACCAAGCCGAACAAGGCCGCATTTTCATCGACCGCGACGGCGTCTTCACATTCCAATCACGCATCGGCAACACCCTCAGCGCACCCGTCGCCGACTTCCACGACGACGGCACCGGCTACAACTACGACAACCTCAACATCGAATTCGACGCCGAAAACGTCGTCAACTACGCCTACATCCGCGCCCTCGACGGCGACGAATCCATCGCCCAAGACGCCACCAGCCAAGCCACCTACTTCATCCAGCAATACCAAATCACCAACAGCCTCCTCCACGAACAAACCGAAATCGACGACCTCGCCACCTACCTCCTCGAACCCGACCCGGCACCCAGATACACCGACGTCGGCGTCTGGTTCCGGCAGCTCACCAGCCCCCAACGCGACGTCATCGCCACCATCGACATCGGCGACACCATCAGCATCGAAAAACAGATCCCCGGACTCGGCAGCCCACTCGCCCAAGAGCTCGCCGTCGAAGGCATCGAAGCCCGCATCGACTTCAACCAAGGCCACTACGTCACCTTCTACACCAGCCCCACAACCATCGTCTACGAGCTCCTATTGGATGACCCCGTCTATGGCCTCATCGACTCCACCAATGTCCTAGGCTGACCACATGGCCAAACAGACATTCACCGCCGGACAGGTCCTAACAGCCGTCCAAATGAACGGCCTCCAAGCCAACGACTACAACTGGACCGTCGACACCAAAACCGACAGCTACGTCCTCGTCGCAGGCGACGCCGGCAAACGCATCGTCATGAACGCGGCAACCGCCAAAACGATCACCGTCAACACCAGCGTATTCACAGCTGGCGACACGGTCTGGATCCACAACATCAACACCGGCACATGCACCGTCACCGCAGGGACCGCGACGGTCAACACAGCGGGCTCATTGGCCCTAGCTCAGTGGGAGGGTGGAGCGCTGTACTTCACGAGCGCCTCGTCGGCAATCTTTTTTCGCGGTGGCGGCGCCTCTGCTCTAAGCATTGATTATTTATTGGTCGCCGGCGGTGGCGGTGGCGGTGCAGCCGCAGGAAACTCAGGTGGTGGCGGAGGTGGTGGTGGTTTTCGCACGGCAACGGATTTGATCGCCAAAGGTAACGCCTACACAATCACGGTCGGCGCGGGCGGTGCTGGTGGCGTCGCTGGTGTTTCACAAGCAGGGCGAAACGGCACAGCATCATCATTTATTCGCAGCGCCAATGGTGGCGGTGGTGGCGGCGGCGCGGCTGACGGTGCAGCAGCCGGTCTAAACGGTGGATCAGGCGGGGGTGGTTGCCGTGTCGGTGGAGGCGGCACAGGTGTTTCTGGTGAAGGAAATAATGGCGGTTCATCAGGTGCGACAAGTAACGGAGGCGGTGGCGGTGGCGCAGGTGCCACTGGTGGGAATGGCAGCGGCACGACAGGCGGTGCGGGCGGCACTGGAACCAGTAACGATTACAACAACACCACGCAGAATTATTCAGGCGGCGGCGGTGGCGGTGGTTCAGTAACAGGCGGGACCGCTGGCGATGCTTCTGCTGGTGCAGGTGCCATAGGTGGCGCGACCGGGGGCGCGGGTGCAGTAAACCGAGGCGGCGGCGGCGGCGGATCAACAGGTACTGGCGGCGCCGGCGGTTCTGGTCGTGTCGTGCTTCGTATTCTGACCGCTGACCTCAATAAGTTCACGGTAACTACCACAGGGTCACCGACCACAGGCACATACAGCACATACACCTATTACGACTACACCGCCACTGGCACATTTAGGATTGACTAATGGCACACTTCGCACTCATCGACGACGCAAACACCGTGCGCGAAATCATCGTAATCGGTAATGAGGATTGCGGCGGCGGCGACTTCCCCGAATCAGAACCCATCGGACAACAATTCATCGCCGCCATCGGGCTGACCGGCACATGGCTACAAACCTCCTACCATGCCAACTTCCGTGGCGCATACGCAGGCATCGGCTACACCTACAACCCAACCACAGACACATTCAACCCACCCGCAGCAAGTCAGGAATAACACCATGAACGGTGCAACCAAACAAGCCGCGGACCAAACCGTCAAAGGCGGTATCCTCGGCATCGCCTATTATTTCGCACACAAAGCCGACGTCGACCCCGCACTCATCGCCATGTGCATGCCACTCGCCACCGCACTCCTCGCATTCATCAGCTCCAAAGTGTCCGACCCACACCTCGCCTCATTCTTCGGATCCTCCAAAGACATCACCGACAAAAAGTGACCCGCCCCTACATCGTCGACCAACAACCGGTCGCCAAACACAAACTGACCGGCACCGAAGAATGGGCCAAACAAGCCGCCGCGCACAGCAACGGCGCCCTATGGAACAACGGCACATGGGTACTACGCGACATCAAAGGCAAACCCGGCCAAACCTCCAACCACGCCCGCGGCCTCGCCATGGACCTCAGCTACCGCTGGATCAAACCCCGCAACCTCGGCGGCACCGACGGACGACGCAAATCCCTCCAATTCATCAACCACTGCCTCAAACACTGGGAACAACTCGGCATCCAACTCATCATCGACTACTGGCCCAAAGACCACGGCCGATCATGGCGCTCCGACCGCGCCACATGGCGCAAACCCACCACCCCCACATTCACCGGCGCGCCCGGCGGCGACTGGTGGCACATCGAAATACACCCCCAATGGGCCAACGACCCTGGCCGCGTCCAAAAAGCGTTCACCGCAGCATTCACCACCCCCGCCCCGGAGCCCGCTAAGGTCGAAACCGACAACTAACCAACGGAGCAGCAGCCGAGGTACAACATGAATCCGATCCCATTCATGGTCAGTGTCGCCACCAGCATCAGCTTGGTCATTGGCGCACTCACCGCACTCTTCCCCACCCCCACCCCCGCCAGCCCACCAGCGGCCGCGCAGGCAGCCCCCACGACCGTCCCAGAGGCCCCTAGGAGCCCCGTAGACGCGCCCAAATACCAACCCGCACCCACACTGCCCACCATCCCCACATGCGACGACTACGGCCGCCTCGCCATCGAAGTCGGCTGGCCCGCCGAGCTCATCCCGACCCTCACCGAAATCATGTTCGCCGAATCTGGCTGCCGATCCAACGCCATCGGCGACCTCAACCGCGGCCAATCAATCGGCCTGATGCAAATCCACACCGACAGCTGGTGCGAACCCACCCGCTACTACCCACTCGGCTACCTCCAAACCATGAGCGTCCTCGACTATTGCCATACCCTGCTAGACCCATACGTCAACCTGTACGCAGCACTCTTGATCTACCGGGAGGGTGGATGGCAGCAGTGGACCACCTACAAAGGAAACTAGACCGTGAGCAAGATCGTCGTGATCGTATTGTTCGCCGTGTTCGCCGCCGCGATGTGGCTGGAAAGATGGACAAGGTGAGACACCGCGAACACAACGCACTCGTAGCGGACCTCATCGAATACGCCGAAAACGTCCGCGATGTCTCGACCATGATCGTACTTCAACACGCCATCGCACACATCTATTGGCTCGAAAACATCATCACCGAAATCAAAGCCGAAAACGCCACACTTCAAGCACGAATCAACACCAACCCATAGGAGCAGCAACTATGACCAAAACCATCTTCGACCCGGTGCTCGGCGCACACCTCGCCGAACACGGCGCACAAATCAGCTGGGACTACTCAGCCGAAACATTCAAAGACACAGCCGCCGAAACCATCCTCGACGTCGCCCGACACCGACCCGACTTCACCACCGACGACATCATCCGCTGGACGGAAACCCACCGACGCCCAGCACCCAACAACAACAGCGCATGGGGCCACATCATCAAACAACTCGCCAAACAAGGCCACATCGTCTTCACCGGCAACTACCGCACCAGCGAACGCGCCAACGCCCACAGCAAACCCCTCCGCATCTGGCGCCGCGCATGACCTGGAAACTCGACGACTACGTCCAAGTTCCCGACCGCATGCGAATGGTCGTCGAACGGTACCCAGAAGTCCGCTTCAAAGAAGACGAACCCCGCGTCATCACCATCGGCGACAAGCAGTACATTCAAATACGGGTGACCGCGTGGAGAAGCCCCGACGATCAGCATCCCGCGGTCGCCTACTGCTGGGAACCATTTCCCGGCACCACCCCATACACCCGCGACAGCGAACAAATGAACGCCGCGTCGAGCGCCTACGGCCGCGTCTGCGCCCTACTGCTCCCCGGCGCATTCGCCAAAATCGCATCCGCCCAAGAGCTTTACAACCGTGCCGGACCACCGAACACCCATTCGGCACCTTACGAAGAGCCGTTTCCCGACCAGCCGCCGCGGCCAGCTGGCAGCGGATCCCCAGCCGGTGCATCCGAAGCACAGATCCGCAAAATCCATGCCATGTACCAAGCGCTCGGCATCACCGAAAAAGCCGCGCAAGTCGCCGACGCCAAACGCCGACTCCCTAGCCTCACCGGCACCTCATTCGCCTCCCTACTCAAAATGGAGGCCAGCAAGCTCATTGACTCACTCAATCAATCCACAAGGAGCAGCACATGACCGACAAACCCGACGACCTCGTCATCTCAATCGGCTGGACCGACCTGCTCAGCCTTGAAATGAAAATCCGATACGCCAAACGGCACCTCGCCGAAGCCGTCATGTTCGCCCACGGCGACGTCGTACGCCACATCGACGACGCATACGTCGATCTCGTGCGCGCCACCGATCTCATCTTGAAGCTCATCAAAGGCAACGACGAAGCGTGAAATACAAAGCAACCGTCGCAAGCCGCCAAGGCAAACAAACCGCATGGCAGTGCTCGTACTGCGGCAGCGTCATCGCATCCACCCGCGGCAAACCCGTCGGCGAATGCCCAAGCTGCACCAACAGCCGCCAATGGCTGGCCCAAGAACTACCCATCGCCGTTTTCGAATCGTTCTAACCACAACGCAATCGCAATAGTTCCCGGCCGCTGAGAGCCGGAGCAGGGTGCAAATCCCCCGCGTCTAACAGCCGCGAGTTAGCCCGTCAGACAGGCGGGGTAGCCCCATGCACGAACACGCGGGTATGGGCTAGTGGGATCCGAGCGATAATCGGACGGGAGGAGCCCGGGCGCGTTATGCCCACAGCCGACCTGCCCACGGCAGGCAAGAGCAAGGCGCAACGCGCCGCGCTAGCGGGGGTGCGGGGGAATCCCCCGCGGTCTACACTCGACAAAGGACAGCAGCACAATGCCAACACGCACAAGCACCACCAACTACCGGCGCAACCGCGCCCAACTACTCAAAGACTCCCCCGTCTGCCACTGGTGCAAACGCCGACCAGCAACCGAAGCCGACCACCTCATCGAACACGACCGCGGCGGCACCGACGAACTCGACAACCTCGTCCCCAGCTGCAAACCCTGCAACGGCAAACGCGGCCAACAATACCTCGACGCAAAGAACCGCAAACGCCAACAACTCCGCGCAAACGCAACCAAACCATTTTTGGATCGCCAAGAGCCCCGCCCCCGAGCCCCATCCTTAGATCTATCCCAAGGGA